ATGACTTTGCTGACTTCTATTACGAGGTTGCAAAGGGAAATGTAACTGGGCATAAGTGCGTTTATAAATTTGGTCATGATCCTGATGTAGATGTTTTAGATGGGTACCAAGATCTTGTTCTAGGCGGAGTATATGCTGGATTTAATGCGGTTTCAGCTTTGGCAGTAACAGTAACTTCCCTTGACGTAAATGATACAGCTGCTGGAACTGGCGCACAATCTGTAATAATAGAGGGATTAGACGCAAATTACGAAGAAATATCTGAAACAGTTGCAACTACAGGTGGTGCCGCTACACCGACAACCGGGCTATTCATACGTGTGAACAGGGCCTACATTGGTGCTGCCGGATCCGGTGGTACAAATGCTGGAATAATATTGCTAGCACATACAACACCAACAACTATGGCACAAATAGAAGCGGGCTTTGGTCAGACGATGCAAGCTGCATACACAATACCAGCTAACAAAACAGCTTACCTGATGCAATGGGCCGTGTCCTCCAATGCTGCCATTGGTGGCCTCTTGACACATGTAGATGCAAGAATTAATGTGCGAGAATTCAATACCGGATCATGGAGAGTTAGAGAGCAGTATGCAATGCTTAGCCATGGCAGTACTTCTCAAACACATAGATATATTATACCATGTCTTATAGCTAATGCTAAAGCTGACATGAAGTTAACCGGGCAAACTACAAGAGATGATACTACAATAGAAGGGCAATTTGGAGTGCTTTTGGTCGATGACTAGAGCCGGCCTACTTAACAATGAGGAGTTGAAAGATGACTAGGTTTGGCAAAACTATACACGACTTTGCTAACTTCAATACAGAGATTGCTAAAAGCAATGTAACTGGACACACTTGTGTTTATAAGTTTGGTCACGATCCAGACGTAGATGCTGCAGATGGATACCAGGATCTCGTTGTTGGTGGAACATATGCTGGATTTACTGCAGTAGCGGCACAAACGCTAGATGTTATTTCTGATAATGATGAAGATAATGGTGCTGGCACAGATACTGGGGCTTTAACAATTGTAGTTGAGGGATTGGATGTCAACTATTTGGAAGTTAGTGAAACGATTATACTTAATGGTTTGACAAATGTAACACCAAGCGCCAATTCGTATATACGTGTGAACAGGGCATATGTAGCAACGGCTGGTAGTACTGGGTCAAATGTTGGAACAATAACAATAGATCAAACTGCAAGTAATATCGATATGGCAGTCATAGAGCCAACCTACGGCCAAACCATGCAAGCTTGTTATACAGTACCAGCTAACAAGACCGCCTATTTAACACAGTGGGCAACCTCTTCCAATGCCGCCATCGGCGCCTCGTTAACTCACGTAGACGCAAGAGTTAATACCAGAGAGTTCGGCACTGGCGCGTGGAGGGTGCGCGAGCAGTATGCAATGCTAAGTCATGGCACTACATCGCAAACGCACGAATATGTCATACCGATAGCTCTAGTCAGTGCCAAGGCAGATATAAAGCTTACTGGCCAAACAACTACAAATAATACTACAATAGAAGGGCAATTCGGAATACTTCTAATTGATGATTAGCAATTTTCGCCAATGATGGCGCAATAAGGGAGCAACGAAAATGGAAGAGGATGGACTGGCTAGTGCAGTCAGGAAAGAACTATTAAAACTAATACAAGAGTACGATCAAGCAATACTAGGTGGTGGGATGACCACATGGGATGCATATCAAAAGAATACTGGAATTCGACAGGGGCTAATGGCCTCTGTTGCAACCATGGATTCGGTAGCAAAGAAGAGGGCTGCAGATAATGAGTAATGTAGAAGAGTTTGCTAGCGCTTCTAGCGAAATAGCAAAGAGAGCTTTAGCGAATCCACAAACTCCTAGGCCAGTAGGGTATCAGCTCCTACTTATGCCTGTAAAACTTAACGAAAAGACTAGTGGTGGTATTATTATACCAGAAACTAGTAGAAGCGTTGAGGATATCGCTGGAATATGTTTCTATGTTGTTGATATGGGAAGTGAAGCATATCAGAGACAGGTTGAGAAGGGCTACGAACCGTACTGTGATGTTGGAGATTTCGTAGTCATTCATGCATATACAGGTACAAGAGTGGATGTTAGTGGTGAAGAGTACAGGCTTGTTAATGATGATTCTATCAAAGCTGTAGTCGAAGATCCTCGCGGCGTTAGGAGAGCACAATGAGCTTTGGCAGCGTAGATGATATGGAAGAGTTTGATTTTGGGCAAGAGCACGAAATAGACGCTCAAACAATAGATCTAGGCGATAATGAAGAAGACATAGATATAGAGATAGTAGACGATAGACCTGTAGAGGATCAGGTTGAATCAGATCCAAATCTAATGGATGTTGATACAGACGAACCTCTAGAAGGCGTAAGTAAGAAGGTTGAGCAGCGCTTTGCTGTATTCACAAAGCAAAAGCACCAGCTTCGCAGGCAGGCCGAAGAGGCAGAACGACAACGACTAGCGATGGAGCAGTATGCGCGTTCACAACAGGCGCGTGTCAGCGAACTGGAAAATACATTGAAGGCTGCTGAACCTGCCTATATAGCAGAGATAAAGAGTAGATTGCAGATGCAGCAAGAAGCATCTGAGAAGAGTCTCACTGACGCATTCGACCAAGGTGATAGTATTGGTGTTGCTAAAGCTGCTGCAACTATTGCGGAGGCCGCGGCTGCTGCTGAGAGGGTTAAGAATTACCAGCCTCAATACCAGGAGCCGAGACAACCGGGACCAGAACCGCAGCCACAATATGATGCAGCAGTCGTAGAGAGACATGGTAAGTGGAGAACTGATAACGATTGGTATGGAGTCGATCCGGAGATGACTTCGGATACTGATTATTTCGCCAACAAGGCGCAAGCGCAAGGATTCGTATTCGGTACAGAACCGTTTTACGCAGAAGTAGACAGGAACATGAAGGTAATACATCCAGACAAGTTCAAGAAGGACCAGCCTGGTAGTGATTTGAGCGCGGGGCAGCCTGTGGAATCACGCCGAAGGACACCCACTGTTGTATCTCCTGGTAACAGGGAATCTGGACAGTCGCGAACGAAAGTAACACTAAGCCCCTCAGAGCTTGTAGCAGCAAAGAAGCTAGGCGTGTCTAAGACAGAATACGCAAGGCAGAAACTAATGCTGCAGCGCAAAGGAGAAGAATAAATGGTAGCTAGAAAAAATGCAAATACCGCAGCTAGCGCAGACGACAAAGCGCTTCAGGCCGCACTCGAAGAAGAAGCACGTCTTGAGCAAGATGAACGAGCACCTAGGGACTCTGAGACAAGAGATGCCCTTGCAGAAGATGATGACTCCTGGCTATTCGCAGATAAGTTCCCGCCATGTGATCTAGGACCCGATTGGGTTCTTCGATGGTGTAGAGCTTCCTGGAGAAATGGTCCAGACCCAGACGATAAACCAAACATGCTTAGGAGAATTAGGCAGCGCTGGATTCCAGTCTCTTGGGAAGAGGCAACCAGAGAAGGTGGATTCACCGGAATTAAGGATCAGCGTTCTTCGTACTCTCATGAACTCAGAGAGGATGGAGATGTGGTTGAGATAGAAGGAATGGTTCTTTGCAAGCGGAGCAAGGTTAATCATGACAAATATAAATCTGTCATGAGAGGCAGGGCTCAGGCCGCAATGGATAATCTGGAGTCTAGTGTTGCAAGAAATCAGCACGACTCTATGAGAACCATAACTCAAGAAAGAAAAACAAATATTGGTACAGGGGAACGATAAAAGTATTATCGGGCCTCTAGCCAAATTGTAAGGAGAAAGACAAATGGCACTTACTGCTACGCCTTACGGATTTAGGCCCGTAAATGGCCATGGACTGTCTGGTGAAGGCTCCGGTGCAACAATGGAATATCTCATTGAGCCCGGTTACGCCACCGATATGTTCTATGGAATGCCTGTCACTGTCGATGGTGGATATGTGATAGCGCAGGCAGCTACGCCTGTCGGTACTGTAAACCCAGTATTCGGTGTTGCTGTTGGATTTAGATATCTAGACCCACTAGGTAATTGGGTTATAAACAATTGGTACAATGGTGATGCTGGCAATCTAGAATGTTACGCCAGTGTTATCACTGATCCAAATCAGGTATTTGCTGTACAGGCTAATGACCAGACAATGGTTATCACTGATGTTGGTTTGAATGCTGCGATTGTCCCTGGTACTGGAAGCACTACAACTGGTAATTCCAATGGGTCTGTAGACGGTGATACAGCTGCTGTTACAGCAACGCTTGCTGTGGAGATCATAGGCCTTAACCCAGCAATTACTTCAAACAATGCGTGGGGTACGGATTACGTAGACCTGCTAGTTAAGTTCGCGGTTGGAGCACATAAGCAAAGTGCTACTGCTGTTGGCCTGGCTACCTAAGGAAGGAGGACAATAACTCATGGGTGTAATGGCACGAGCACAAATGATGAAAGAACTCATTCCTGGTCTCAACGCTATATTCAGTCAAGAATATAAGCAATACGAGAATGAGCACGAGGCATTTTACGACAAGGACACTTCGGACAGGTCGTTCGAGGAAGAACTCAAGATCGCTGGTCTAGGTGCTGCCCCGGTGAAAGCCGAAGGTCAGTCCATTCAGTACGACCAAGGTCAAGAGGCGTACAACGTCATCTACCGCCACGAGACAGTTGGTCTTGCATTCTCTCTGACCGAGGAAGCTGTTGAGGATAATCTCTACGCTTCTCTCTCTAAGAGATACAGCAAGATGCTGGCTCGCTCTATGGCGTATACCAAGCAGGTTAAGGCCGCGTTCCTTTTGAACGTAGCGTATACATCTACTTCGTATGCTGCTGGTGATGGTGGCGCTATCTGTGATGTGCATGCGACGGTTCTTGGTGGGAGTAACACCAACGAATTCACTGATGCAACCGATCTCAGTGAGGCATCGCTTGAGCAGGCTACAATCAACATGAGCAAGTTTGTTGATGAGCGCGGTCTACTGATCGCGGTACAGCCACGCAAGCTCATCATACCAGTGGATCTCCAGTTCGAGGCATGCAGAATCCTGGATTCTCAGCTTAGGGTTGGTACCGCTGATAATGATATCAGTGCGATCTACCACAATAGCACAATCCCCGAAGGGTATGCTGTGAATCACTATCTGACTGATGCGGATAACTGGTTCCTGTTTAACGACATCCCCGACGGCTTCAAGCACTTCGTCAGAGTTCCGCTTCAAACCGGAATGGATGGCGACTTCAATACCGGCAATGTTCGGTACAAGGCCCGCGAGAGATACTCGTTCGGCGTTTCTGACTTTCTCCAGGTCTACGGATCTGGCGACTAGTCAGCCTGTGGGGCGCGGTCGGAACCTCCCGGCTGGCCGCGTCCCCTTTTGTCCCAGTCATACTGGGCTTTCGCTCGAAAGGAGAATCTAATGGGTAATGTAACAACTAATAGACCTACGAACTTTTCTGGCCCAATTAAGGCTGGAGATGTAAAGGAAACTGTAGGTTCTGCAACAAAGAATGTTGGCTATGCGGTCATGGCACAGAGTTATGAGTTTTCTCAGCTTAACAGCGCGGCAGTCACTACGTCTACTATTGTAATCCCGGCGAATAGTCAGATTTTGGATATTGTAGGATATTGTACTACGACTTTTGATGGAACGAATGAGACTGTATCGATTGGATTTAATACAGCTGGAGATGATATAAGTACTAACTTCTTCGCAAATGCTACAGAAAATATTACAATCGAAGAAAGAACTAGCATCGTGGGTGTTGGTTCAGATGCTACAATTGCTCAAGTAGTTGTTGCTTCTGGTGGCATTGCCATTATGAAGGATGTCGGAGCTAGTGATGTTACATTTTACATTACGCAGACAGCTGGCGGCACGGCCGGTCGAGCTACATTCACGGTAACGTATCTCCAAGCTATTAACCTGACATAAATCAATGACTACCAAAACTGATGTAGCTGTTCTAGTGAAAGTTCTAACTGCAGTTCTTAGTCTTTTTTTTGGTGTACTGGCGTGGGTAGGCGTGAATGTGGTATCAGATGTGAATGAATTGAAGTTAGACATGAGAGAAGTTAAATCATACATGGGAATATACCATGGTGACATGGCGTCTAGATCAGATCAGCCCTATTTCAGTAAGGAGGAGTATGAAGTATCTAGTAATTACACTAATCCTTAGTGCAACTATTTGTCTTCTTGGATGTCAGCACTTCCCAGTAGGCGATGTTGAGATTTGCTGGAAGGGTGTAGGCATAGGATGCAAGTATCTACATTAAGGATTAACATTTGACAATAGCAACCACTAGCAGATATAACCCAACTGTCGATAAAATCGTAGAAGATGCATTTGATCTTGCCGGGATACCTGGCGGGCTAAGAACATCTTACGATCTACAGAAGGCTATATGGATGCTCAATGACATCCTCTTGGATTGGCATAATGAGCATATCCCAATGTGGTTGCTTGATGAGCAAACAATAACCATGGTTAGCGGCACTAAATCTTATGACGTTGCTGCAAATACCATGGAAATAAGAACTGCGTTCTACAGACAGACACAAGGCTCTACACAATTTGACTATCCAATGGAGAGGGTGACGCTTGAGACATATGCAGACATCTCAACAAAGGAGCAGACTGGTAGGCCAAATCTATTTTACTTCGAGAAAAGTGAGATACTAGATGTAACGGCATCTGACAGGGCAGCTACGGTGACGCTGTGGCCAGTTCCTGACAGTGCCGATACATTTGTTTATACGCGCGAGAGAAAGATAGCAGATGTCAACGAAGGTGAATACGATACTGCTATGGGATCTCTTACGCTAGAAATACCACAAAGATTCATTCCAGCTCTCAAGCGATGCCTTGCTGTTGAGATAGGATCTGTAAGCGAAGATCCAGTAGTTTTGCAAAGAGCCCAGGCAATGTATCCAATAGCAATGCAGATGAAAGACAGGGCATTCGGTGCTGATAAAGAGCAAGCTTCGATAAGACTTGTACCGAGGCATTATCATATATGACGTGGGCTGCAGGAACAAAGGCACTAGGTGAATGTGATAGATGTGGGCTTACGTATCTTCTTAATGATCTTAAAGAAGAAACTCATGGTGGGGTACCTCAGAATAACAGAGTTTGTCACAGCTGTTGGGATGAAGATAACCCGCAGCTCAGACTCGGAGAAATCAGATACATAGACTACCAGGCACTGAGAGACGCCAGGCCAGATCAAGGAGAGGAAGCCTCAACTAGCAGCGCAAGATGGAATCCAGTATTAAGTACAGTTATGATTCTACGCGCAGGAACGGTGATTGTAAGTGGATAAAGTAAAGGTTGGTGATAGAAGGTTTGATGATATGCAAGAAGCATTTGAGTATGCTGCAGAGATAGGAGAAGCTCCAGTTAACTTAATCACTACTCACACAGAAGATATTCCTCCGGCAAAGGCTTCGTTGGAACCGCGCGGTAAAGGTATAGAAATTAAAGGTAATCTGATGAGGCGTTCTGGATGAACTACAACGATATGGTAACTAATATCCTGCTGTATACAAACGAGTCCGAGACTGGCTGGGTTGCCAGGGTTGATGACTTTATTA